GTTTATACTGTCATGAAACAGTCCTTAACTCCAACTCGTCCCTTTCGGGCTCGAAGGTTTCAGAAAAGAATTAAATGTTTTATTTTGTAAAGTGTGCTACAACATTCAGTAACTATTAGATCCACAAGTACGCACAAAGATTGGTTTTGGTTATTGACCACACCTTCGCACAAAACCGTTGTGAAAATCCTAAACTGAACGAAACTCACACACATCACACGATCTAACAACTAAACAGCAACAAAGCGAATAGTGCCGGTATTGGATGACGAACCAGACCCGTATGTATTGGTCATAGTCACGGTGAAGGCATCTGTGCCATTCGCCGAAACATACCAAGTCATATGGATAGGAATGTAATCAGCAGCCGGCCCGAGGAAAATATCTTCCCAAGCTGAATTGACAGAAGTTCCATTCTTGAGCAACTGAATCTGAGATCCAGTGGTGACATTGCCACCAGAGTTCAATTGAACATTGTCAATATCAACGAGGTAATTTCCAGCGGGCGGCACAATAGAACCGGCAGTATTAACAGCTCCTGTCCCATTGTAAACAGCAGTAGCATAAAGCATTTGCTTTGCAACACCAGTCGCGGCAGCAGCTTCTGAGCCAGATGAAGTAAACATTGAGACAGTCGCATTCGCGATGAGGCCTCCTTGAGCAGGATTCAAAAGCGTCGGTTTGGAACATCTGAAGATGTAACGAACGTGCAATTCGCCAACAACGTTGGTATTCGTTTGCGCGATAGTACACACCCACAGGTTTCCTCCGTCGAACGTCTTGATATCCTCATCAACAGGAATAGGACCAGTACGAATGTATTTGGCATCAGAACGATTCACTGACCGAGCATCAAGCTTCAAGGCCATTGCTTCGTAAGGCATGTCATCCACACGGTGCATGATCTCAACCTGTTGTTTCGTGGTCGGAGCAGGATTGCCAGCATTGTAGTCCATCGCAAGTATCACTTTTCCGGTCGAACCTTGGGTTGCAAAACCGGAAACTTCAGGCTTGTAATAGAACTCACAACCGATGCACTTCCATTCCGAATAGAGCGCTGCTTTGAGAGATCCTTTAGGAAACGTCCCGACCAAACCAGGGTTCACAGCAAACTTTGTCGCAACAAAGGTACTGGAACCGTTGATCTCCTGGATATACTCATCAAAGGAAATGTCTTCTGAAAGCAACGCTTCACGTCCACGATTAGAAACTCGAGGAAAATTGTCAGGTCGACCGGCCGCAGGTGCATTGCCACCTGCGAACGGATTAAAAGGCCTGGGTCCACGGGCCCGGCCTTGAACGGGTTGCTGCATCTTTGAAGGAGGAGCAACCACATTCCGCAGCTTAGCTACTTCTTTGTCACGAGAGCTCTGCGCTGCGCGCTGAGCTTTCGAAGGTTTCGTTTGCTGTTTTTGCATAGTGCACTATTTTCAACTAAATCTTTTATGAGGCATGAAGTTACCTGTACAACCTCAATAAAAAGATTTAACTGAACGAGGGTCGGTAAAAAAATAACCCGACTCTCCATGCGAAGATGCAAGTTGAGGAGTTCCACCTCAGACAAACGACCACGTAACAACAAAGACATATTGGATGAAATATGACGAACGACAAGAAACTTGTCAATCGTTTCTTCCACTTCCAAAAAGTCAATGCGCCATGGCCATAAACAGATACGCAAACCAAGTAAGTGTGCCAAGCAGCTTTCCTCAAAGGTGAGGCTCGGCGTGGGTTTGACCCAATGAAGTGAACTGAGCAATTTCGGCAAATTTCCTGCAGCAATGAAAATATCTCCAAAGCCAGGCACGAAACGCTCACGCACTGTGTGTGACAAAAAGGTAATTTCTGTCGAGAAACGAGGGGCTACAACATCAAAGCTGATGAGCACATTGTATTTAGCAAGGTGCTCAGCAACATCCTTGATGGAGACAGCCTCGTAATCAATCGACATAGCCAAATCATCACCATTCACAAGCAATTCACACACTTCATCAAACTCACATCGAGTGAGCGAACTAACAGCATCAAATATAGCACCCCACATGTAAATTGAATTGTCATGACCAGTATTGTTCCAGCCAGATTTATTATGTAGCAGGCGGTGAATAACACCACAGCAAACAGCATCTCCAGCATAAACAGCGTCATACAACAAATCAACACATGCGTGATAATTTTGAGAAAGAAAAGCCTTACGTAACTCTCGAATCACTCTAGCAATACTAAGGTTAAATCTCTGATCACAACCATCGCCATCAGCGTCGTAACAATTCTGCTTCTTACCAAGAGAAAGCACAGCACGAACAAACTGAGGTCCTGGGACAGAAATACCTAAAGTAACCGGGTGACAACCGAAAGATTCAACGAGCTTATCATTCTGTTTCTCAAACATCATCTTGGACGCAATAAGATGTACCATGCCACTGGCAGAAAACCCTCGAGTCTTCTGTTCAGCAACACGTTCTTTAGTCCGCAACTCATCCTTAAGGGTCAGCGAGAAAGGCATTGCCACTTCCTCACCGGCAACGACCCTACCAACATCCGTCTGGATCTCATCACCATATTTATCAAGGGCATCAAGCTTATCCTTGCATTTATAGTAATAAGGCCAGCCGGGTGATTTTTCAAAGTTCAACAATGCAACAGCATCTTCATAACACGTGAAATTATCGCCATGCCAAATTGAGCTCAACCGACTGCGCAGATAAACAAAAATTTTATCACAAATCGCATCGGGATAACTCTTTAAGGGATCAAGGGCCTTATTCACGGATTTAGAAAGTGCAAGTTGCGTCATTGCGCTCGGACGGTAGGCATCGTCGTCTATTTTATAGTCATCTAGTGCAGGCATGCGGACATAGTGACTCTTTCCAACAGGTCGATAGGGCGTGTACGCAACAACCTCGAGCGGTACAACCGCAGACGAGGCCTTGCACACCGGATACTCGAAATACCGAGCACCGATGTGCGAAGTTAGTTTTTTGGTACAAGCTCCAAGAAGCTCTTGGTCACAGGCATACCAAGATTGGACTTCTGTTTATCTCCCTCTCGAAAATGGATGGCCACGACACATCCATTGGTATTGACATAGCTACCACCACAATCTCCTTCCTCAGAGCTGCACGAAGCACGCATCTGGGGACCAAAGCCACCCGCTTCTTCAGCGGAGAGAACAACGCCATCAGCGTGTTTTCGGCCTTGGCAGACAAGAGTAACCTTTTGGTCCTTTTCAGGGACTTCAAAGTGCTTCTTAACCAAGTGTTTGGGCATTCCGTCAAACGCCTTACAAATTAAGAAATCGGTATTACCCGAAACCTTTTCATAAGCAATGGGCGTCTTGGCGTGAACTTTGTCACCAAATTTGAAAGAACTGCATTTCTGGTACGTGTGTCGATTGACAAGCACACCCAACCAGCAGGCAGTGATCTGAGCAAGGAAAACTCCGTTAGCATCTAGTGCTTCACCGGTAGCTCCATGAACTCGACCAAAGTCTACTTTGGGTGATGAAGCAATCAACGACTCCATCTTTGCATCTTCCGTGGTTTTAGGCTTCTCAGCCTTGGGTTTGGACTTTCGCGCTTCAGCTTTGCCTTTCTTGCTTGGATCACAAGAAGCCCAATGAACACAATGATGACCGTCACATCGAGTGTCGCAAACATCATTAGCATCAGTGGTAATCTTCAAGGGACAAGTTTTTGTATGGCAACAACCTTTGATCGTAGTAGATTCAAACGGCTCATCCTTGGTTTCATCTTCAATGAAAACAGAGTGCTCGATCATATTACCATAACGATCACGCGTAGTCCACTCCCATAGGCCTTCAGCCAAGGGACCAGCCTTTGCAGTAACTGGATCTCCATCGTGGTACAAATCCTCGATGGTCTCGAGTCCTTTCTCGTAGAAAACATACTTATTGCGTTTTCCTTTCTCTCGAGGAGGAGGTCGATTGCGCTTATTCTTACCACGATTTCCACCGGCTTCAAATCCCATTATTTCAGAGAAAAGATCACGTCGGTGGAAATAGCAGTACAGAACAACGCCGCTAGTAGCTGCCAACAAGAACCATCCTATCTTTTGCCAATGAGCTTCAGCGAATTTTCGGAGTTTCTGGACAACACCAAGAACTTCTCCCATATCTTCGAGGTCATCTGACATGGCTTCTGCTGAGGTTAACGGAACCTTAGCATGCAATCCAAGCCCAGGGCGCTTAAGTTCATCCGCATCC